AACGTCATCAGGAATACTGAAGTGTGTAGGACGACTACTGTTAGAGAGACTTGTTAATGTAAGAAGTTCTTGATGCTCAGGTATCATTCGTGTTGATACCATGTTAAAGTAGACATCACGAACTACAGAAGCGATCTGTTCAGCTTCTATGGAATCACTAATGCTGTTCACATCCTCAGAGTCCATGTCGGACAGGATGTTCTGGACTATCTGTAGGAGTGTTCTTTTCATTAGCTAGGGACTCCTGTAATACGCAAGTAACCTGAAGCGTAGTTGATCGTAGCTACAGCATCTGCCTTAGTGAATACTTCGATGTAATCATTAGTAGACAGTGTGGTGTTGAAGGCTACAGTAATCTGATGCCACTCTCCTGATACCGCTGTAGCAATAACTCGGCTACCAGCAAGGGCTACACCATTCTTATAAAAAACTAGTTCTACTTGGCGGCTAGTGCCTGAGGCTTGTTGAATGGAGAACGTACCTGTGAGTGCGGCTGAGATGTCCTCAGTCCCATCGTACTGGATACGAGCATTAGGAGAAGACAGACCTGAGAATCCGTTGTTATCTACCAGTGTGAAGGTGGGGTTGATAACTGTGTCTGTAGTAGTAGTGCTGTGTGCATAAGGAGAACCAGTACTGAATGTGAGGTGACCCCCTACGTGTCGGTGGTTCTGTGTCCAAGCTCCACTACCTGCACCATCTGCAATGTAGACTTCACCTGAAGTAGCAGTAGAAGCACCCTTAGGCTCATGGAGGTATGGGTCTGAAAGTGCTGAGTGATTGACGTTAGCCATTTATATATTCTCCTAGAGCAAGGGTAGGGTGACCCCGAAGGATCACCCTTGTAGTATTATACAGCAGGGTTCGATACGATTGTAACGATACCTTCTGGACGGTACTTCTTAACACCGTAACGAGCAGTAGTTACATACTCGTGACGTTGGTAATCTTTGTTGTACTCGTAATCCACCTCAGGCATTTGACGCCATGCACCGACGAATGGGTTAGCACCCGCATCGGAAGAGAAGAACAAGTTAGCAACACCGTTGTTAGAGGAGAAGTCTTGGGCTGTTGTGCCATCGGCTTCGAGGAGTGCACCATCTGCAACAGTTGCCTTCAGGTAGTTAGATGTATATACATCGAAACCATAGACGTTTGCTACAAAGCGCATACCAGTTGCGATACCATCACGAACAATACCTTCCCACATTGGGTTGTTAGACACGTTAACCAAGTTGGTCAAGGTGTTCAACTGGTACTCAACGGATGGGTCAACGATAGCAACCATACCACGATCAGGAACATTAGACTTCTTAAGTGCGTAACGAGCAAATGCGAAGTCAGCAAGATCGAGACGACCTGCGTTACCACCAGCGATACGGTGAGCAACACCATCAGTTGTTTCAGCTGAGTTAGCTGTAACACCAACTTCAGGAGAAGCGAAGGTTGTTGACTCGAAGTGCTCCATGATTGCACGTTCTTGCTCAGGAACAAACCGTGCTTCCAACTGTGCGCTGTAGAACGAATCCTGTGCAGCTTTCTTAGTCATGTAAGAAGCAGACTGGAGGTACTTATCTACAGTGAACTGGAACTCTGCTGTGTCCATTGGGACATACGATACAGCAGCATCTTCAGTGTAGTCGGCTACAGTTGTTTCACCGATTGTTGGGATAGTGAATGTGTCACCATCAGGGAAACCATCAAGCATACGTACATAACGCTGTGCTTGCATTTCGTCCCGAAGGATCTCTTTGAGTTCTGAGGAGTAAACCTCTGAACGAATCAGACGTTGCATGTCTGTGTTTGAGGAAATCATACCTGCCATTTGACTAGGCCTTTCTTAAAGTTAATTGCCGAATTTATCACCCATCCGCATCTTATCTTCCATAAGCTGTTGTTGGACTTTAGGTGAGTAGTATTCGTTTCGGTTTTCTCTGCGTAGCTTCTGGTAATAAGACCAGTCACGCTGTGCAGAGGATTGCATTGCGACACCATCAGTACGAACTGAACCTTGCGTCATTGGCTTGAAGGACTCCTGTTTCTCACCTAGCAAGGTAAAGAAAGCAGAGGGTGATTCAGAGGCTAAGTTCTGCATACGTTCAAGACTGATCCCAAGTTCTTTAGACTTGTTGAGCAGCACGTTGCTTGCTTCAGTACCATACATATCTTGTAGCTTACTATCTACAGCAGAGATGTTCTGGTTAGCTGTTGCTTGCAACTCCCGTTCTGTTAGTGTCTTTTCGACAAGGCTCTTTAAATCGTTTTCACTGACTGCAAGGTTGGTATGTCCCTCAGTAACTGTGCCACTTGTATTAGTATTGGACTCTAGAGGTTTATCGGTAGTGGACGCCGATGCCCTTCCCTCTAGTTGTTGCAAGAGCTTGGCCGCATAGTCCTGTTTGCCTAGATCATCTCGCATCTGAGAGAGTTGATCTTCAAGGTTCTTAATGTAAGCATCAGCTTCCATCTTCCCCTTAGCTAGAACTTCTGGGTCTTTCCAATTCTCGCCACGTGTCTCTACGAGCTTCTGCAAGTAAGATGCCTGTGGTTGGGTTTCTTGTTGCGTAGTCTCTGTTGTCTGCTGTTCCTGTGGTTGGGAGTCAGTAGACTTTGCTTCATCAAAGATTGACATTATTGTTTTCGATCCTTACGGTTGAGGTCTATAAGATTTAAGATGTCATCAAGAGCAGCATTGTACTCATTGACAGCTATTTGTTTTTCAGCCCATCCGGGGCTGTAGTCTCGAACAGCATCTTTTCTTTGTAGTGTCTGTTCGATAACATCGGTAAGGTCTTCAAAGGCGTTGCGGTAGTTCATCACCTCTTTGATGCGTTTATCCTTCGCATCACCCTTGAAGCCTTTAATCCATACTGAGTGCATTAAATACCCATTTCACTTGCTTCCATCAGGCGTTCCTCGTTAGCAGCTTGCATGTCCTGTACTTTAGACTGCGTTTCCATCTGCTCTGTTACAGAGATGTTATCTGCGAAGAGTGTAGGTTCACCTAGTTCATATGCAATGATACGAGCTAGTTCCTTACCTGACAGGTGTGGTGCTACAGTCGGGTCTTGTGCTTTGACCGCAGCCATCTGAATTAAGTTCTGTACACGACGAGCACGTTCAGCGAAGTGTCGAGCACCTACTGGTTCGATCTTACCGCTGGACGTAATGTCCTCACGAGTAATGTCCATGAACTTAGTGAAGCCCCTAGCATCATCCAAGATACGAATGGTGTCAGAACGATTCATATAACGACGAGACATCTCAAGCATACTGTTCAAGATAGGCTCTAGGAAGGTACGTTCGAAGTGTGCAGCCTTGTGTTCAAAGATACGAGAGGCTGAGTTCTGTAGTGTCTGTACTTCGAAGGCAGTCTTCTCACCGGGGGTACGGATACCCATAGCTTGTCGAGGAGCACCTGCCATCTCTTCCATCTTGTTCTCTAGGACTTGGATCTGCATGTCAGCATTAAGAGCTGTTGCATCAGGAGCCATGTAACCTACATCACCCTCTTCACCGAGGTAGATACGAGCACCGGGTTCGAAGTCGAAGTCTTCTACATCACCCTTGATCTTAAGAATAGGGTAAGCAATCTGATCGAAGACATCAGCCTTGAGGTTCTCTAGGTGGTCAATGCGGTACTGCATACCTACAAGATTATCTAGTGGTCCCATTGCGTAGAGGTTATCAGGACGGTTTCTCCATCCACTGTGGAAGATCGGAGCCTTACCTAACCATGAAGGATTCTCTTGGTTGTCGATGACGTAAGCACGATCAACAATAGTAATGATACGATCCGACATGAACTCGTTAGAGGCTTGGTCATAGATGTCACCGTAGAAGGTGAGGATCTCTACGTAGTCAGACTCGTAGTACTGTTGGATATTAGAGAAGCCATCAGCTGTAAAACCTTCACCCTTGTCGATGTGTCCCTCAGAAGAACGGACTGCCTTACGAGCACCCATCATCTTATCTAGGACTTCCTTCAGGTAGCTGTTAGAAGGATCAGCATCAATCATACGTTTAATCTCACCAAGTGACTTGATACTACGAATGACCTTAGGTGAGTCTTCAAAGGAAGTAGCTGTAGGGTTGAAGCAGATGTCATAAGGAGATACACGTTTAAGGCGTGGGCCTGTGTACTTCTGAATGAACTCACCTGACTCTTTATTAACGAACCCGTCTTCCCACTCTACCATAGCGAAGCAGTTACCGTAGAGAATCCAGTCCTGTACAATATCAGATACTGTAGTAATGAAACCTGACTGGCTGATCTTGTTCTCCATGTAGGCTTGGATTACTTCACGTTTCTCTCGCTTGGCTGAGTCCCGTGTACTAGCTTCCCAGCGCATCCACTTCTGTTGTGGGAACAACGTAGCGAAGTAGTTAGCATGTAGGTTGTCAGAGATCTGTGTAATCTTAGGAGTAGTAGTTGTGTTAGACCAAGGCAGGATTGCATTAGCTGTTGTAGTTGTATCGGTAGCATATATGTAGTTACGTAGTTGCTTAGTCTGTTCGATCCAAGGACTACGAAGTGAATGCCACAGACGCCACTTATCTGCAATCTCTACAGCAAGCTGATCTGGATTAATCAGGTGTTCAATATCAATGGTGTCCATTACCTACTCCCTGCTCTGAAACGACTATTCGCCCAGACAATATTACTTTCTCGCTTCCTGTTAAGGTTGCGTGTCGGACGTACAGCCATATCAACGGCAGATGCTAAGGCATCAATTACGTCATCATGTGGCGGATTACGACTGGATAGCTCGTCTTCCAAGTACTGTGTGTTACCACCTCTGTAGTGCCACATCTGTAAGTTGTCATACCTAGGCTCTAAGACAGAAGCTATACGTTCCTGTTTGTTACCTTGGTTCTTGTTAGGCCTGAACTCCTCAATGCTTAGAGCAAGTCCATGTCCCTTGATTAATTCTTTTAACTGTTTAACGATAGCCATCTGAGCTACAGTAACCTCTGCACGTAGTTTCCTGAAGGACCACTTAGTGTGCATATCAAAGATGTGATCGAAGTACTCAGCAATACGGTCAGTCTTGAACCTGTCAATGTCTAAGACATATACATTGTTGTCAGCATCTACACCTACAAGAACCAGTGCTGTGTAGTCAGCCTTAGATCTTAAACTAAAGGCGAAGTCAATAGCTGCAAAGAGGTTCAGCTTACTATCTTTGTAGTACCAGAAACCATTGTCTAGTTTGAGGTGCTTCCTGTCGAAGTACTGGATCTTCTCTCTGCCTACAGGTATGTTATCTGGATCACTAGGATCATTATAGTACTGAGCCTTGAACTGTCCCTTGTCTAGGTACTTGCCTCGTTTCTTAGCTAAGGTCTGTATGTCGAACCCGAACCACTTACCATCTTTACGTTGCTGCCTAGGCCACAGGAACTCACCAGTACCATCACCTAAGTTCTCGACTGGTTTCTCCATGATCTCGTAGATGTTGTCTTCACCTATCTGTTCACTATCCTCATCATAGAGAATCTCTTTCATCTCCATCAGATCGTTGTACAAGTCCTTGCTGTGGTATCGTGTACCAACTACCCACTCCTTTGCATCTGCACCCTCAATGGATGCAAGCAAGGAGTACTGACTAGCAACCTTGTTTCTACCTTCAGAGGTTAGAGCATTCTCAGCTACAACAACATCATCAAGTACAGCAATGTCACAGTGTAGACCAGTCAAGGATGTAGTTAAACCACCAGTGA